TTCAATCCCTACAAGAAACGCAACCCCTGTCGGGTCCCCGTACATAGATTGCGTAAAGGGGATGCAACGAAACGGTGCCCCCTCCGCCAGGTGCCGCTCGATCGCCAGCTTAGGTCCATGGATGGGAGTGCAGCCAGCTGGCAGGGTTCCTGTCTGAACATCATCCATGAAGATCAGACCTTGCGGGCGGAGTCGCGCTAGTGCCAGGTTGATCTCGTCGTAGACGTGCCGCTCTCCATGGTTCCCATCTAATGAGATGAAGTCGAATGTTTGATCCGTCTCGGCTAGATACTCGTGCGAGTGCGCACGCACAACTTCAATACGGTCCACAACGCCAGCGTTAGTCCAAAGTGTTCGCGCGTCGCGTGGACGTCCAAACCTGCGCCATTGCCCATCCGCACCATTGATCGGCCTTATGTCAACAGTGACGACGCTGCACCCTGCAAGCGCCATGGTGCAAGCGCTGGTTCCGAAGCAGGTGCCGATGTCAAGGACATCCTTCGCTTCCATTGCCCGCAAGACTTGGAAGATCATCCGCCGAGTTGCTACACCCATTGCCCGGACTACACCAAGCTCACCAATCCGCTCGAGGACTGCAAGCGCCTTCTCCCACTCAGCGAAGAGTTCGGGGGTGTCGTAAATAGGGAGTGTAGTTCTCATCCCCACACTCCGGCTTCGAGTTCATCGCAGGTCAGGTCGAATATCTCGGCCCCCTTGCGCTTTGTCGGGCCGAAGAATGTGCAGTTGGCGTAAGCTTTCTGCGACCATCCTATGGTCGTCTCCAAGACCTTCCACTTGCCCTGTAGATCTTTGACCAAATCAATACCACACCAGTTCGTGCCGGTGTGGTGGAAGAACTCGGCGCTTGCATCGTAGACGGCTTTTGTCTCGGCGTCCAATTCAACAATGGCTTCCGTCTTGCCGCTGCCCGATGCAAAGGGCAGATCATCGCGGTTTCCACGTCGCAAAATCATCAGTGGTCTGCCAATCTTACACACCCGATAGTCATAGGCGTTGCCAGGTAGAAACTCTTGCCAGATAAGGTAGTCGCGCTGCAGCTGCTCACCAAGTCGGTGTGGCGCTTTCATCCCATAATCACCAAAGACCTCAGCTATCTCACGTCTGGCACTCGCGGCATCCTTTATTAGTCGCACGTTGCAGGATGCGGAGCCGGTACTCGACTTCGACAAGAAGGGGTACCCGAGATTACCCACGTAGGAATGAGCAAGCTCCGGCCCCCGAATAACATGCGTCCTGGGCATGAAAGCCCCATACGCAATCGTTTGGGCCAGCTTGTTTTCGTACATCTCACCGTCCTCGAGTGACGGGATAGTCTTGAAGTCCTTGCTCACGAGCTGGCGGAGCAGCGCTTTCTCTTGGTCCATGCGCACGCCACCTTGATTGATCCGCAAGAAGGCATGGCATGGATCGTACGGGAGCTTCCCGCCGAGCTGCACAGACCATCCTGGGCGGTTGGCTGCGAGGGCCAGGGCTTTGCCCCATCCTCCTATATCATCGAGTACCCACAAGCGCATTACTTCACCTCGATGCAAGCATACGCCGCGATCATTTGCGGGTGTTCCCTATGAGTTAGCTGCATTGCATGCTTGCCAGCTGCTTCGCACTCGTCATGCTTGGCGTACGGCATGGGGGTCGTCCAGAGATGACCCCACAGCAAGAATACCAGCCACACTTTCATTTGAGTTTAGCTTTGAGCAATATCCAAACGTGCTTAGGCCAGATAGTTGCCATGACCAGACAGGCTAAGTAGGCGTGGATTAGCTGCCACCTATCGGGGTGCTGTGCCTCCTTGATCCCCGCTACATATGCAGGCTGACAAAGAAGCCAGTATTGGAACCAGAGCCCAATAGCATAGTAAAGTCCGAGGAGTTCAAGCACCTTTGATGATCCCCTCGCGTTTGGCAACATAAATCTCTGCCAGTAAAAGCGCGCAATCTTGCAGATCATCAGTAAGGTTCTTGGGCCACTTTTTCTTGATACCAAAGGCCGCGTAACGGATCAGTGCCTTGGAGGCGTCCTCATACTCACGAGTTTCGCGCTTCTTGATCCGCATCGCCACGTCGTCGGGGTCGAGGATGTTCTTCTTGTTGGGGAGCGGCTCGCCGTCTGGGCCCAGGATTGTCATTACGCTGCCTCGGACTCGTCGTCGATTTCTTCAAGGGGGTAAAGTGCACAGCGGCAGTTCGGGTGCAGGGGAAGCATCCCTCGAGCAGTCTCCAACGTGAAGATCTGATCCTCGAGTGCGGCGCATTGCTCACATACCCAGTCATCGCCAGCCGTAACCCACGCCACTTTAGGCCAACGACCGGCAGGCCATTTTGAAGTCTTTTTTGGCTCACCCTTCTTCGGACCGCGCTTGTAAATGCCGGGGCCAAAGTCGGGGCGCGGGGTGTCGGGCAATAGTTTATCCTTAGCTTCTTGACGAGGCTTGCCGGTCACGTATTCGGCAAGCACTCCAAGGCGGCGAATCCCGCCCTCGTCATAAGCGTTGATCGCCGCCTCGTTATAGGCCGAGATGATCTCAGTACTAACGACGAGTCGCGCCCGCATAATGCCAATGGAGTCCACCCGGTGCAGAAGCTGTTGACAGAGAGTGGTAGCATCTAAGTTGTCGAGCAAGCCCTGAGCAAGAACCTGGGAGATCTTCTGTCCCATAGTTTCCGCGACGTTGACAAACTCATCGCGGGTGCGGGCCTGGATTTGAGACAGGGTGTGCCAGTGTATAGCGCGGTTCAGGTCCGTATTGACGGTCTTCCCCATCCCTTCACTCATGCGGCGCGCTGCATCGTTCACACCGCGCTCATACGCTTTGGCAATGTAGGGGATATGCCAGTCCACAGAACCAAGCACTACGTCCTCAACCCCCTGCTTAAGCCAGGTATTGAAGGCTCTGGCCTTGTCACCAGATGGGGTAAAGTCAATTATAGAGTTGTCGTCACCCCCGGAGCCGTCCCCTGTGTAGAGTCGCACGAACCCCATATTGTCCATGCTCGTGCCCTTGAAGCCAAGCACATCCATATCAATGAGCACGCGCTGCACAAGTGCACGCAGGTTTCGGAACCGCTTGATTGCCTCACGGTCGAAGCCTTTGCGAATTGAGCTAGTACCTGTCGGGTCCCGCCGCTCTGCTGCGTCGCGGCAGGCACATTCTTGAACATGCGTCATTGATTATCTCGCGTAAAACGCTTCAAGGAACTTTTCTTCGGCCTCCCAAGGAGACCAAAACTGGAGCTGCACATTGAGTGGGGACTTATGAAAAGGCCAGCCGTCTTCCTCAGCCTTGCACCACTGATAACCCGCAGGTAAGTAATTATCTTTGCCATTCCTGAACGCGGGCATATTCTGCGCTCGCTCGTCTAGAAGGATGCGGTTGTCTAAGTCGTGGACCTCTTCAGGCCACGGATACTCAAGGTTGAACCGCTTGGCGATGATCTCGGCGTACTTGTGCTCGAGGGGTCGGTAATCGCCAAGCGCCTCCTTCACTGTTCGCGGCACGTCAACTAAGTAAGCCTCAGTCGCGTCGTGCATTAGTGCGACGTGCTTATTCTCAGGTGAGGCCAGCGCCCAAAGATGGTAGCAATGCTCGGCCACCGAGTAGAACTGGAGGCAATGCCCTGCGTACCTGCATTGGTTCGCTAAAGAGTGGGCAATGTCTTCAATTACGATGCACTCCGGGTCAGGGTCCATGACCACAAACTTGCGACCCGTGTACGTCTGGATCCAACCATTGGGTGTGAAGTCAAGCACTGACAAGGCCGAGCTCCTGACGGACTTTTTTGAATAGGTCCTCTATAGTTCCAAAATTGTGCAGCACGGAGTCAGGTGTGAAAGCAAAGCGCTCCGAGGGATGGAGTGTGCCGTCCGCTTGCAGCAGATCTTGGTTACGCTCAATGTAAATGAGTCTCCCACCCACCAAGCGAATAGCTGCCGCCTCGTTCGGGAACCGAACGTCATCTGTGACGATGGATGCAGATGGGTTTTGTAGGCAAATAGAGTCTACCCGCTTCTGCCACGCGCGAACCCACAGCTGGGGGTCAATTAGGTCGCGCCCCCACTCGGTCCCCAGTGATTGCATGGCCCACCGCGGAGTTTTGCCACCCAGGAGTTCGCATGGCTCTTCTTTACGTGAGCCGTCGTATTCCTCCTCTGTCAGGCCAAGGGCTTTGACCATGTCTTTAAGTGGCCCTGCAAAGCGCACCCGGATGAAGTTATGCGCCTTGACCAAATGAGTAGCGACGGTCGACTTGCCACTCTGAAGCTTCCCACAGAAACCTATAATCAATTTAGCACCACCTTCTTCTTCGGCTTCGCAGCCGTGTTCAACTCTAGGATTGAACATACGCAGCCGCGTGGGATGGTGATGATCTCGCCGCAGTCGATTATGGTTTTGTGATTCTTCTGGTCACCCTCGGAGTGGTCGATTGAAGCAATGGAAGCGGCGATGGTGACACAAACCTTAGTTGAGCGCACTAACCACCCCCTGGTAAGCACCATGGAGAGGTTCGGCAAGTCGTCCTGAGATTTCCAGTTAGATTCACTCGTCGCGTCCCGCCATTGGATCTCGACAAATGACCAGGGCAGGGCATCGGTCGGAGTCGGGCGCGGAGAGACCGCGCGGGTCATTTTAGCTTTAGCCTTCTTGCCCTTCTTCGCTAAAGGCTTCCGGGTAGCCATCTTTTCACCTGCCTAAACGACGCTCAACTGGATTGATGGGGCCCGAGTGGCTCCACCGTTGGTCATAGAACCCGGTTGCAAAGTAGCGCTTCATGTCGGGGCTAAAACCAATGATGGCACCGGACTCTGGATCCTGCTCGAGCTTCACAAGGGCGCCACCTACGTGAGCCTCGAGTTTTTTCTTACGCATGAACGGGGTTTGATCCTGACAGCATGCAGTAATGAGGCACCACACGTTGCGGATATTTCCGGCCCACTGCTTATGGTAATGACCATACAAGCCTACCGCAGGCTTCTCCCCGCCCTCGAGTGACTCAACAATCTTTTGGATGGCGTAGCTTGTTGCGTAGGACGAACCGCCGCCCGGGTGCACCAGCGTCATCATGCTTTGCTTCTGCGAGTTCGCATTTATAAGCGGGATATAAGCTTCCATGTACCCGAGGTTCACCCAGTCCTCGCGCCCGAACTGTCGCATTACATTCTCGCAGTAGGCACCAACGTCAATGCCTTCGCGTGCAGCGAACCAACCTTCATGGTCGTCCCCTGCAACTGCGTAGGTGGTAATGCCTTCACGCTGCGGGTACGTTTCAGCTAAAAGCTGACACTGGGCTTCGATGCCATGCGCCAGGAGGTCATGCCGATTGAAGTTGCAAGCGCCGTCAATCCAGTTCCCGGCGTGGAAGACATGTTTGATACCTGCGGCTTGGAACCGATCGTATAAGTCCGCGAGGACATCGCGGCGTTCGTACTTAGAGCCACAGTGATTGTCAGATAAGGCACCAAAGAAGAACTGATTATTCTTATCCGACACCAACTCGAGCTTATGCCCGCTCATATAGGCTGCGGGCATTACCTTTGGGATATCGTATCGGTCTCCTACACGACTTACCCGCACGCCCATCCTAATTAGTTCGTCGAGGGCGTCGAGAACCTGCCCAGTATCTGCATGGGTCTTGCTAATAATCTCTGCCAGCGTTCGCGGATTCCTGAGCAGCTCCGCCTTTACTTTGTTGACCAACTGCTCAACTGGATTTGCCGGAGCATCCTGCTCTGGCGAGTATGCAATGTCAGGAGTGGGTGCTGTAGGCTCTAACCCATGGTTTTCGCTTGCAGAGCGAACCCTTGCCCAAACTTTTGTACGTGAAAACCCAAGACGTCTTCCAGCTTCATGCACCGCACTGGGGTGTCGACCATCTCCAAACCGGAAGCCTTCACCAATACACTGGTTGACTGTATCGATGACCTCTTTAGCTTCGGCAAATGTTATATGCTTAGTACTCATATAAAAGAGATCCTTTGCTTTCCCCTACCATACTGAAAAAGCCGACCTCCCAAGAGAATGTTCGACGTCGCTCTTGGGAGGCCAGCCCTCCGCGATTGGAAAACCTAGGCCCGTCGCTGACCGTTGGTTCCCGACACTCGGTCCGCTTCCGCGTAACCCGAGGCCCGCGAAGTTCTCACTCCTTGGTAGCCCACTTCCAAAATACCCACGCAAGCATGCCAGCCACGAGTAGTACTAAGAGGGTCATCGTGTCCATAGCAACTCACTCCTTTATAGATCTCACTTGGAGTAATCCAACTGAGCCTTTTCTAAGAAGCGTTTGGCGTTGCATGAGATCGGGGTGCTCACCTAAGCCGTTACCAATCTCCTGCTCGTCTTCTACCACTGTCCGCTTCTCTTCGGCAGTGTAGTAGAGCAGCATGCTCACGTAGACAGTATTGACCAGCGTCACGAGCATGCCCGCCCACCAACTGAGCGTAGACTCCATCGCCCAGTAGTAGTAGATATTGCAGTAGCCCCAGAAGGTCCAGAACGCGACCTGCTCCCACGCGATGCCGCGCACCATCTTGTCTCTGTGCAATCGGAGCACCGACTTGAGGATAAAGAAGGTTCCGAAGAACTCGAATAACGAGTTGAACGCGTCAGCCGTGGCGTGATCGAAGGTCATGGGGCCGTTTCCTTGGTTTTGTGCCCCGTTTTAAGAGGTTTGGGGTCCATTTTGGGCGTTTTCGGGGGTCCCAGGTGCCACCCTGGCGAAAGGGGGTCCTAGACCCCCGCTAACGAGCCTTGATCTTGATGTTCACACTTTGCTCGAGTTGCCGATCCCCGGTTGTGTGTACATGGTTGAGGAGCTGGTAAGTGTTACCGATGGTACCATCCGCTAGCCACACCGTAGCAGTTGTGGTGTCGTGACTGTTGGTCAAAATCAAAAGGGGGCTCGGGTCGCCGGTCATATCCGTGACAATCGACCAAGCGGAGTCGAAGATGGTGTCCGCATCTTGAGCCAGCCGACTCGTCCAGTCCAACTTATAGTCATCGACTTCATCCGGATCTTTGAACGGGAACTTTAACATGGCACCTCACTTTGATCGAATTGCTATGGAGACCGTCTGCTCTAGGGTGCGGCCACCTGTGGTAATTATGTGGTTCAATAACTTGTAGGTGTTCCCAAGCGTGCCACCTGTCAGGTAGACCGAAGTTATGACACCACCAGGAGTTAGGAAGGCAGGGAAGAACCCCAGCAGGTTGTCGTTAAGGAGATCAGAAACCCAGGTCCAGGTACTCGACTGAACCGTCTCGAGGACGTCGGGGGTAACAAACGCCAGCCTTGACGTCCAGTCTAGGGTGCGGTTGTCGTTTTCATCCGGGTCGAACGCAGCGAGTTTAATGAGCTTCCCATTCTCGTGGAGGGCAACCAACTTGTTCTTCAGCACCGGGACTAACTTGACTTTTGACATTTACTTATCCACCGGAACTACTCGCGTCTGTGCCAGGGCTGCAACGAACCTTGTTCGCTCGAGTGGGGGGCTGCCCAGGATTGCCAGAGCGTGGTGCGTATAAAAGATATCTGTATCGTCAAAGAGGGACGGAGCCAGATCATAAGTGGCACTAACAGTCGAGGCATAGAAAGTGTCGGTGTCAACGAAGAGCCCAGGAGCCAGGCCGTAGGTTGCCGCGACCGATGGAGTGAAGAAGGTATCGGTGTCGACGAATAGACCGGCGAAGAGCTCTTGGGCCTGTGAAACGACTGGAGTGAAGAAAGTGTCGGTGTCAACAAATAACGAGGGAACCAAGTTATAAGTCGACGTTATTGCAGGGGAGAAGAAGACCTCAGCATCCACAACCAGCGATGGGGTCAGGGCGTAGGTGCTAAGGACTGTTGGAGTGAAGAAAGTGTCGGTGTCAACAAACAGTGACGGGACGAGCAGCTGCTCTTGCCCAACTGTCGGAGTGAAGAAAGTGTCGGTGTCCGTGAAGAGGGACGGAGTGAGGTTGACTGCCCCTGGTGTGACAGTCGGAGCGTAGAAGCTGTCGGTGTCGGTAAAGAGGGACGGGGTCAGGGCATAAGTAGCACTGACTGTCGGAGCGAAGAAAGTGTCGGTGTCCGTGAAGAGGGACGGAGTTAAGGAGTAGGTGGCACTAACTGTCGGAGCGTAGAAGCTGTCGGTGTCGGTAAAGAGCCCAGGAGCCAAGTCCACGGCACCGGGGGTCACCGTTGGGGCGTAGAAAGTGTCGGTATCGGTGAATAGCCCCGGCAGCAGATCGACTGCGCCAGGAGTTACGGTCGGAGCGAAGAAAGTGTCGGTGTCCGTGAAGAGGGACGGATTAAGTGGCTGTCCCTCAGTCTGCGATACATCCGGTGCGTAGAAAGTATCGGTGTCGACAAAGAGGGCCGGCGTCAGATCGTAGGTGGCACTAACTGTCGGAGCGAAGAAGGTGTCCGCATCATCGAAGAGCCCAGGCAGCAGGTTGTTAGCGGCGCTGACGGCGGGCGCAAAGAATACATCGGTGTCGTCGAAGAGGCTCGGCACCAATGCATTGATGCTAAGAACCGTCGGGGCGAAGAAGACATCGGTGTCATCAAAGAGCGCGGCGGTCAGGGCATAGGTGCTGAGGACGGTCGGCACGAAGAAGGTGTCGGTGTCGGTAAACAGCGACGGCAGCAGATTGACCAGCCCAGGCGAAACGGTCGGGGCGAAGAAGAGGTCAACGTCCTCCGCATTACTTCCGCCAGACGCGCCTAGCCAACCATTCCACTCGTCGTCCGGCCACAAGTTGATCCAGGCCGTATTGGTGACGCCGTCGGGCGCAAGATCGCGGAACAGTCCAGGCTGAATGTCCTGCGCGGCAACGGCTGCAATAGTCGGGGCGTAGAAGGTATCGTAATCGACAAACGGAAGGCCGGTGAAGCCGACATCATCCCCAATGATCTGCGACGAGATCGGGACGAAACGCAGGATGATGTTCTTCGGGGTCGCATGCCCTTGGAACAAGCTGATCTTCGTCAGCGTCGGCTGCGCGTCGGCACGCGTTTGGTTCGGAAGCGTCGCAAGCGGAAGCGGCCGCAGAATGATGTTCTTTGCGGTGCTATGCCCCTGCTGGAGCTTTATGCGGCGCTGGTTGGCCACGGGAGGTTAAGTCCCGTCAATGTTTGTCGGCGTCAGAGTGTTGACTGTGGTTCCAGCGATGTCAGGAGAGCCGGCCTTGTAGGCGACGAGATAGTGCTGATCAGTAGCGAGCCATCCAGGCGGAGGGGTATTGCAGCCGAAGATGTAAGACCCATCTGCAGCAGCCGTGACGTTCTGGCCGACTTCGATGTCGGTGAGCTTCGTGAAAGCGGTGACGATGGCGTTCGCAATCGGGGCATCCAAGCTGTCTACGCAAAGCCCCTTGAAGAACTTGACATTGGCACAACCATACCCTGCGCCCGCACCATTCGGCTCAAATGACTGGTTCGGACCGCCATTGCCATAGTCATCACCGAGAAGCCCATAGGGCGTCGTGCCAGCATCGCCGGACATGGAGCCGCTCCGGGGCCACAGATGCGACCACGGATTTCTCTGCATGTTGCCCACAGGATCGCGCCGGTTCCAGTTGAAACCGGCCCGGTAGCGTTGATCTTCTTCGTAGAGCGAATGTTGTATCAAATACAGACACGTCGCGCTGTTGACGCTAAGCGCCGTCATTTGCCCGATTTGGAAACTACCGCCCATGACCTGCTTCCTCTTGTGCCTTGACGAGTTGCCCCGTCGCATCGAGAAGTTTCTTTTCGTAGTCGGTTCCCACGAGAGCGGTGTCGTAGCCGGGGACGATGATGGCGTCCTCCTTCTTCTTCAGCCGCCTGAAGTTCTCGACAAGGGTCGCACGAGCGGTGTCGATCATGGAGAGGATTGCAGCCTCGTCCGTGATCGACCCGCCGATGCTCATAAGACCATCGCGTCGGAGCTTGATCTCCAGGAACGCGACGACCGTTTCCCCGAAAGGTGGGTCCACGTGCTTGTGCGACATTTATTCGTCCACCACTGCGTCGATGTCCACCACCGCCGAGTTGGCCGTGATGTTCCATACACAGATGGCAGCGCCACCAGCCGCCATAACGATACCGCGGGGGAAGGTGTAGATGATGCCACAACCGATGACCGCCGCGATGGATGCGCGACGGAAGAACTGGGTCGGGACGGTCGGCGCGGTGCCGAACGCCACGGCGGATTGTGTCAAGCCGGTCGGTCGGCCCTCGTCTTCTGCGAGGAAGGCGACGCCAGAGGTCAAGGTCGGCGTGTTGGCCGTGCGGCCGATACCGATCACCGACGCGGTAGCCGCGCCGTTGACCCATCGCATTTCCATGACCGCCGCTTCGTTGGTCGCGGGCGACAGCATTGCCCACGACGC